AAGAACTTGTACAAGTACACCCGCTTGGGTTGGTCCTTGCTGATGGCAACGATGGCCTCTTCCGACACCGTGGCCACCAAGTTGCTGAGATTGGTCGGGACAAACCGTGGCACTGAAGCCGTCACCTCTTCCGACAACGGCACAGGACCGCTGGCATCCGGCAAGAAAAACTCCCGCAACCCGCTGTAATCCCCCTTGGGAATGGCGAAATAGATGGTGCGACCTACGCCTACTGGATCCACCGTGTCCAACATCTCAAACGACGTGATCGGTGTCACCGTCGCTGTCTTGGGCGTCAATGCTGCAGCAAGGCTGGTCCCTGCATCCAACCGAAACTGACCGTGACGACTAAATAGCAGCAGCGTGCTGGCAAAGGCCAAGCTGCTCACCAAGAAGTTGATCTGCCGACCACCAGTGGACAGGTCAATCGGATCTGAATCCACGATGGTTTGCACCGTCTCCGGCCAGAACCGGTCATACGCATCCGCTGCTGACAAGATCACGTTCTCATCAGCCAGCAGCACCAACCTGTTGCGGAACAGGTTGACGTTTTGAATCTTGCTGCCAACAAAGCTGGGGTTGGGTGCAGTGGTGGCGTCACCTGCCACTCGTGCAGACCAATCAAACTTTTTGAACGTAAACGTACCGTTGGTTTCCCGCACCAAAATGTGCGGCATGGTCGTGGCATCAAACTGATACGTGATGTTGGGAGCTACGGTTTCTCGCCACACACCATGGCCAAAACCACTGCCAGCACTGGCTTCAAACTTGACGTAATAGTCGTCAAATTGGGTTGAGACAGTTCCTTGGACCTTGACGGTGAAGCCATGTTCTGCCTTGGTCGGCAGGTCTGAAATGCTGTCAACAGTGCCTTTGATGGGTTGTATGGCCCCGCCTGTGCCGGTGTCCGTTGCATCCAACGTGTAGTCAGTGCCGTTGTCTTTGGTGATCCTGACGATGTAATCCGTGTTGGTTACGGTCCAGCCAGAACCCAAAGCTGCGTCCAATGCGGTTGCTAGTTTGTTTGCAATCTCAACAGACGACGGTTGATAGTTGGGCTCAAACACAACATTGCAGTTGCCGCTTGTCGTGTTGGAGTTAGGCGCCGTGTACGTGAATGTGTTAGTGGCAGTCACCGTAATGCTGTAAGTGCCAGCAACGGCATTGCCGCTGGTAAAGCTGATGTCGATCTCATCGCCAGTAGACAGGCCGTGATCGGCCACGGTCACAGTCACGGTGGTTGAACTTTGGCTGTAGCTAGCAGACAGCCTTTTGCCGCCTGCAGGCAGCGTTGTGTACGACGACGTGGTGCTATTGACTGTGATGCTGTACGTGTTGTTGTACTCAGCAGACTTCACAAACACCATGGACTTGGTGCCCCAGTTCGGTGATGTGCTGGCCGACATCGCCACCGTCTTCTCACGGTTGACGATGAAGGTGTAGTCCGCCACCGATGCCACACGGAAGGTGGAGCTGGGTTCACCCGTGATGTCCAGATACGATGTGCCGTCTGGTGTGGCAACAGTCTTTACCGACCCATCCAAGCCAAACACCTTGATGGCGTTGTCTTGAATCACCACCAGGTAACGGATGGTTCCATCCCGATCCACGATGGTCGTGAACGGACGACCAGTGCCAGCACTGCCGCTGAACAGCTTGCCGATGTGATAGCAGGGTGGACGCTTCTTCAGCCCTTCCACCGGGCTAGGCATACAGTTGACGACCGTCTCAGCCTGTGATGCAAGCCGCAGGGCAGGCGGCTGCTGACTGACCCCATTGATCAGGTTGGGGATAGAGCTGCTGACAAGTGGCATGACTCAACGACGCAGGGCCTGTGACGGCATAAAGGTCATCAAAGCGCCTGTGTGATTCGGGTTGCCACGCAGGTAGTTATGCGGGCTGGCCGTCATCTCCTGCTCCATGAACGCAGCACGGGCCTCGGCCTCAGCCGTCAAGTTGATTCTGGTCAGGTCACCGCTACCGACAATGGCTTCCTGCAGGTGCCGCCCTGCTTTGATGCTGATGTATGCCCGTGCGTACTCGGGCAGCTCCTCCCAATCCAACAGGTACACCACATCGGCATACAGGTCCTTGGTAAAGGAATACGTGTTGTTCCTGCGGTCATACAGCTTGTCCCCCCGCTGCACGACGTCCAGATCCGTGTAGTTATACGGGTCCACCACCACCTTGCTGACTGTGGTGCCCACCGGGATCTGGTTGCTGTTGTCCCGTTGAAGCAGCTTGTAGTAATCCGTGTTGAACGACCAGCCCTCGGACTGCACCCTGCGGCTGACGTCGTTGATCATGTCCTGGGCCTGCTGTGCCAAACCAAATTGGCCATTGAGGCTATTGACCGGAGCCTCCCCGAGCATCTGCAGCACTCGGTTGACGGCTTCTAAAAACGAGGTGCGAGCTAGCGCCATGACATGACCTCAAAAGAAAAAAGGGGGGGCCTGAGTCCCCCCATGTTGAACGGTCAGCTGGTTGCCGTATAGATCTCAACAGCGCAGTCAGGACGCAGGATGTTGGTACCAAGCGCCATGGAAGCCACCATGAAGGTGCCTTGCCACAGAGCGTGGACGTCAGATCCGGTCATCTCAGTGCGCAGATCCATCAGCTTCACCGTGCCAACAGCAGACGGATTCCAGACCAGAGCCACGGAATCAGTGAAGTTGGCGGTGTAGTCGTTCTGCTCACCGGTGGTCGTGGTCCGGTTGGTAGTGGGCAGATGGTTCGACTTGATGATGGTGATACCAGCCACCTTCAGCACGGTGCCGTCTGCGTAAGCACCAGCACCACCCCAGTCACGGTTGATGACGTCGGTGGTTTGAACGAGCTTGTAGTACTCAGCCGGAGCCAACACGCAGTAGCGGTCGTTCTCGGGCAGGTTGTTCTCGTCCATCTTCTGCGCTGCAGAGAACAGCGCAGTGGCCAGCTGGGCACCAGTGATCGCGGTCTTAGAGGCAGCCACGATCTTGATGCGGGTACCGCCGGGCAGGTCGGTGTTGAAGTGGGTCGCAGTACGAGCGGCCTTGGCGATCATGGCAGCCACGTTCTTGTCAAACGTGTAGGCCAGAGCATTGCCCATCTCAGTGGTGTACTGAGAGCGGACGTCGTAGTGGTTCTTGGCTTCATCAATGTCAGCGATGAAAGCCTGCGACACCAGCTTGTCGTCGATCTTGATGACGGCCTCAGCGTGCTTCACTTGGTTCCCGATCAGCATGTTGCCGGGAGTGTGATAAGAAGCTGAGTTCAGACCAATGATCGGGAAGCTGGCGCTCTTGCCGTTGGCAATCGTGCGGACCTTATGAAGGGCCTCAAACACGGTGGCTTTACGGAAGGCAGTCAGCACTTCACCGCCATAGATCTGCAGGAACATGGCGTTGTCGCCACTCCAGCTGCCTCCGCCTGCGTTGTTAACCAGGCCAAGGCGTGATGCGTCGAAATTAGGGGCAGCCATTGCTGTACTCCTAGAGAAGTTGGGTTGTTACCCCGACCTCGCCTCCTTCCACTGGGGGTGTCCTCCGCAGAGGGCCGTCGCTTCCGTGAGAAGGTCTAGGTGTTTGCACTATAAGTATCTGGCAAGGCAATAAAAAAGCCCCCGACTTGGGGGCTTTGGGATTCTCCCACGACCAGCAATCTAGAAAATGCTGGACCGACTGAGCTTGTCTTCAACCTTTTTCCGGTATGCCGGATCTTGTGCATACCGTGGATCCTTCATGGCTTCAACCAACTGAGCAGTCGATTCAAACTTGTCAGTGCTGCCTTTGGCTGCACGACCACCAATCAGTTTGGGTTCACGACCGACAGCACGGGAGTACCGGCTATACAGACCCGTGATGGCCAGCCTGGTGGATGACAGGTTACCGCTGTTGATGATCTGGTTGAAACCATCAACCTCCTCTTCACTGAGGTTTTGCGCAGCCCACTCCAGCATTTCGCCGTAAGCCTTTTCACCACCAAACTCCTGCTTGATGGAGTACACCTCCTTGGCAGTCAGGGCATTGTCCTGTGCTGCCTTGTATTGCAAACCAGAGAGGTACGCATCCACCATGTCCTTGGTGAATCCGGCCTCTTCCAGTTGCGTGTAGTCATCCGACGTCAGCTCACCCGTCTGCTGCCAACGGGTGTTCATGTCGCCAAAGTCAATGCCCGCCTCTTCAAGGCGAGAGCCTATGAACTCGCCATAGATCTCCTTGGCATCACCCGCCGGTTGTTCCGGTTCTTCATCGGCTGCCTCCTCCTCTTGCTGATCGTCGTCATCAGCAGGTGCTGCAACCGCTTCTTGTGGCCGTTGTCCGAGCTTGGACTGCAGCTCTTTGTATGCCTTCTCAAGCTCTTCGACTGACTTGTACTTACCAGCCAGAAGCTGTTGGTCCCCTTCCGTTTCACCGGATAAGGCCTTCAGCATCTCCTGGTTTTCTTCGGATAGAGCAGGAGTTTCAGGCGTTTGAAAAGTGACAGGCTCTGGCATGGGTTAGGAAATCATTTGATGGTGATGGATCCGTCGTCGCCATAGACGACTTCAGGTTTGGGTTCCGGTGCGACCTGCGGGCGTTCAGGCACTGCACTGATGACAATGTCTTCAGTGGGACCGTACTGCGGGACGTCAGCCGGGGGCCCCGCCAGTGAGACCTTGGGTGATCCCTCCGAGGGCAGCGGGGTTGAAGGTTGCGTTGGGGAGTTCAGTGTTGGGTCCACCGTCTTCGCTGTACTGCGGGCCATAGGGGGCTCCTGGTTGTGTGTAGTTATCCGCCAGCTTGGCGAGGGCTGGCGACTTCATACCCTCCATCAGCATTTGCTGCTGCAGGGCTTGGGTCTGATGTTCCTTGGCTTGTGCCGCTTCACCGGCCAGCTGCTCCTCAGACTTCACCAAGTTGGTGGTGTCAATGGAATTGCTGGCAGCAAGACGACGCAGAGCCTCGTCCACGTTGATGTATTTGGCCATGATCTCTGGGCCAAGGACTTGCTGAGCGGTGGTGATGAACTCCACCAGCTTGTTGCGGTCATCGCCGCGGCCAATGGCTTCCAGTCCAGTGACAGGTTTGGGATTGACCAGGTCTTTCCCGCCTTGGCTGGACTTAGGAAACGGTGGCAGCTTGCGTTGCTTCCGCAAAACGTGCATCAGACGACGCACTAAAGGTAGCTGTAGCTCTTGGGTCAGGATGCTGTACAGGCCACCGATGCCTGCTTCCAGTTCCTGACTCATGAAGCGAATCTCTTCTGCAGTCACCCGCTCACCCGGTCGTTGGATGGCAGTGTTCAGCAGAAAAGCAAACTGCAACCGGTTCTCAATCCGGTCAATCGTGTTCTGTGCAATGGACAGGTCCTGAGACTTCTGGCTCTGGATGACCGTCACATCATTGGCATTGCCCTGAACGATGGCCCCATTGGGTGCCGACTGCAGGGTGCGGGGGCGGGTGGTGCCGTTGGGGTTGACCAAGAACAGGATCTTGGCCGCGGCTGCACTGCCCTCAAGGATGGCTTGGTACAGCGATTCAAGGGCCAGCAGGTCGCCGTAGTACTCCTCGATGTACGAGCGGCCATACTCCTCGTCATCGACACGGTTAAACCGCAGGGGGATCCACGGAGCGACCGACTGGTCGCACATGCCATGGGTGCCAGGGATCTCCTTGCCCTTGGCTTCTTGGTACCAGTGGCACTTGCCGTCTTCAAACTCAATGTGGGTGTAGAGCTTGACGGTCTTCTTGCTGGGCCCGCTGTACTCATGCTCTTCGTAGTCCCCATTGGGCATGAAATCTTCAGGCAGTGCTTCGGGGTACACCTCCTCTTGCACCACGATCTCAGTGACATGACCCATGGGGTCACGACACAGGACATAACGGTTCAGGTGGATGACACGGATGCCATCCTCCGCCACGTACAGCAGGACGTTGCCACCAACCAACAGGTGCTTGAACGCCTCATGCATGGAGGCCCGACCATTGGCCGTCTCCAGCACCGACATGACTGCATGTTCAACCTTGACCAGTGCTTGGTCCAGTTCGGTCTTGATCTCTGGTCCTGCCTCCGACACTCGCAGGGCGAGGTCGTCAATCTCCAGTTTGAAGAACGCGGAGTTGGGTGGGAACAGGGTGATCAGTAACTTACTGGCCAAGTAGTTGACCCCTCTGGCACCCAAGGATTGGTATGGGGTCTTGAGTTTGCCGTGGTCACCAAAATTCTGATCGGGGATCAGAGAGGGAATGGTGACCTTGCTGCAGTCCCGTGCCCGCTCCAGAAAGATGTCACGGGTGGTGACCAGCTGCTGGTACCGGGCAGCAGCAGTGCCTTCCTCCTCACCGCCATACGGCTTGGGTTGGCGATCAACGCTGCTGGTCAGGTTCAGGTCCACTTAATCAAGCACCAGGAATGGAGAGAGCAGAGCCGCCACCACCAGCGATGTCAGTGCGCATCTTCTTGCGGCCATAGCCCATGCGAATGGCGCCAGGCGCAGAAGCCGCAGCGTTTTCCAGTGCAGGCGTAGGAGCTTGAGCCACAGGGTTAGGAGCAGGCGGCGGCGGAGCAGTGGCAATGGCCTTTTGCTCTGCGTACTGAGCCTGCTGAATAGCCAGCTGCTGTTCGTACTGGCGCTGCTGCTGCTCCATTTGCTGGCGCTGCATGTTCAGGGCTGCACTGTTGTCAGGAGGGGAAGGGGCACCACCGCCACACATGGGTCAAGCCTCGTCTTGTTGTTCAAGATAAACGGAGCGCAACATGCGGACCACGTTGCGTTGTCCCACATAAATCCAGATCTGCCGGTCAGTCCAGTCTTCTGATGGGCACAACTCAGGGAAGGTCTCGTCCAGTTTCTTCAACAGTGCCTCATCAACTGGTGGCCACAGGAAGTCATCCATTGGTTTTCATGGCAGGGTCACGGTCGGGATCCCATAGACGGACCTCACCGTTGTGAAAGTCATAGTCTCCGTGACGCAGGATGCGAGCCATGCGTGCATTAAATAAAGCATCGGATAAGGTTTGACCTGCTTTCTGATAAGCAGCAACGACCTTGTCCCACATCTCAGGCAAGGATGCAGCACTGCCCAGTGTCTTTTCTGCAGTGACAGGGCCAAACCCTTTAAGGCCTGAGTAGTTATCAGCGGTGTCACCCATCAGGGTTTGCTTCATCCATGCACGGTTGGCATCCAGCAACGACACAGTCTCAAGGTCATCTTTAGCCAGCAGTGAACAAGGGACTGTTCTCATGTCCTTGTCAATGGAGACCAGGATGGGGTTGGCGTAGCTGCCGTTTGTAGCCAGCAGACCCATGACGTCATCAGCCTCAAGGCCGACACAGGTGCGGCACTCATAGTTCTGTTCAACCCACTGCCTGATGTCACGCATCCCAAGGGGCTTGCGCTTGCCAATGCGGTTGGCCTTGTAGTCCTGGTGCAGGTCATGCCTGAAAGTCGGGTAGTCCGAAAAGCACATGACCACTGCGTCGTCACTGGTTAGGTCACGCCAGTAGTTCAGCCGCATCGTGATGAAATCTTTGACATCAGCCTGCTCCAAGTGCAGGGTGTTGATCCATTCATCCCAACGGATGTCCACCTCACAGGCGGCACAGGCGGAATGGACAAGCCAGTCGGCGTCGATGATCAGGGTCACGGGTGAATGGTTGCGATGTAAAGGATCCCGATGCCAACTGCACTGAAGATGCAGATGGACAGGGTGATGAGGTTG